GATGCTCCAGTCTTTTTGACCATAGGTAGTTCAACATAATTTAGTGTAATGATAAAACCAGACCAGATAACTACTCCTAGACGCACCATGGCTCCTAGTATTTGCATCTGTTCGTCATGGTCATCTACATTCTCTTTTATTTTTTTGAGGATGCCTTTCTTTTCTGGCGGTTTTGTTTCCATTTGTTTATCTTGCCTTGTAAGAACTTTTGTATTCTATCCTTCAACGCATTTATTACAGGTTGTGTAACAGTCGCAGCTGCTACAGCAGTTACAGCAGTAACCGATGCAGCGACTAAGACTTCTTGCGATGGTAAAGTGATACTAGGTAAGGGTGGAAAGTGTATTTTTGGTGGTGGGTTTTCTTCTGTTTGCACCTCCTTTGTACCTTCGGGTCTTCGTAAATCTTGCGGAGGTACGACCAAAGGTTGATATGAGGGAACATCAGCTGTAGGGAGAGGTAAAGAAGGGGTTTGCAGTTTTACTGCATCTGGTAATACAATGGTGGGCAGTTCCACTATTTAAAAAGTGCTGCAATTTGGTCGTCAGTTAAGCCAAGTTCCTTTAACTTTGTTCTACCAGCAGAAGCATCTGCTATTTTTTTATCTAATGCTGTTTTAGTTGCTGCTATTTCTTCAGCAGTTGGCTCGTTAGATGTAAATTTACTTCCATCATAAGCATAGCCTTGTTTAACTGTATCCTCGCAATCTACCCAAGTCATACTTGAGTGTACTTCAAATTCAGTAAATGCTGTATCTACGACTTTGCCATTTAAAATAAGTGCTTTCATTACTTAAACTCCTCTACATAAACAATACCATTTTTTCCGGCACCACCGGCAGATGACCCATTACCTGTAGTGTGCTGACCACCGCCACCACCAGATCCATAAGCCTGACCTGCACCGCCTGCGGTAACACCATCTCCATAATCGCCCATTCCGCCGCCACCCCAGAAGGATGCACCACCATCTGTTGAACCACCTTCGTCTGATTGCGAAGCACCACCTTCATACTGTGTACCATCTCCACCAGTAAGGTTTATATCTCCACCAGAACCAACTCCTCTTGTTTTACTTGTAGGGTTTTCTGCATTTGTACCACCATAACCACCAGTTGCAGAGCAATAAGAACCAAATGATGAAGTACCGCCAGCACCGCCGTTTCCACCATCACCACTTGATGAAGTACCAGCAGAACCACCAGCACCTACTGTTACTGAAACTGTAGAAGATAGAGAAGATACGTCAATAACTTCTATGGCTGTACCGCCAGCACCTCCGCCACCTTTAGAGTTCCAGTTAGGGTTTCCCCCACCGCCTCCGCCGCCACCGCCTGTAACAGTGACTTTTACTTTATTTATTCCTGTTGGTTTTGTGTAAGTATGGTTACCTGCGGTAGCAAATACTTGATGAGAAGTAAATCCTCCAGTTACAGCACCTTTTGTCATATAGTTCCAACTAGCGTGTGCTGTACCACCACTAGAAGGGTTGTTGCCTGTAGAGTTAGCTACACATATATATGTAGATAATATTCCACCATCTGTGTATTCAACAACGTCATCAACTGTATAGGCAGTTGAGTTGTTGTAAGTACCTCGCCAGACTAATTTAATTTTTCCTAAATCTAATGTTGCCATTTTAAATTGTTGCGATTAGTTTTCCGTCTGTGTTTATGCTAAAGGTAAAACCTGTAGCTGCAAAAATAACATCTTCAAATGCTGCATAAGTAGCACCTGAGATATTATCTGCACCACCATTTGTAGTAGTGACTATTAAGTTTCCATTAGAGTCTGTGTTAAAACCGTACACTTCTGGAGAGGATGCTACTGCCCATGTCATGCCACCTGTGTTACCAGATTGTGCTGACAAGAAGTAACCGTTTACTGGTGCATTACTGACCTGTAACTTAGATTCATTTACAGCTTCAGCACCTAACTTTGTTTGTGTAACAGCACCGGCTGCTATTTTAGCTTCAGTTATACCTAAATCAGCTGTAGCTCCTACTATTTCAAATACACCACCCATAGAACCGTGAGAGGTGCATTGATAGTATAAGCGATCCGGAGCTGCATGTGGTACTTCAAATACTATTGTAGATCCACCAGCTCCTCCGTTATTTGTCACTCCTGTGTTGTACTCTGTACCAGCCGAGCCGTTGACTGTTGTTTGTATACGAAATGGGTGTGCTCCAGCAGAGTTACCATTTACGAATCTGTATGTTTTACCACGTATAAGATACAAGGTAGGGTCATTGACCGCCCCGGTCAAGCCCTCTCCTGTAAATGTATAGTGGTTGCTGCCATCTGCTCCTAGTGTATAAGTACGATCAAGAGCATCGGCGTGCAGTTTACCAGCTGTAATCTGAGCATCTGCCAGATCAGCTGTATGCACCTGACCATCTTTGATACCACCGGTGCTTACTTGTGTTAATGCCATTATTTTGTAACTCCATAAATACTACATCTACCATAAACAGGAGCAAAAGTTGCTGAACTTGTAACATTATTACCACTAGCGTCTCCACCAACAATTCCCCACCTAATGTCTGTTAAATTACTTTGTTCATTATGATCTCCAATACATCCACCTTCTTCTCTCCATTTACTTACACTAGTTGTATGGTACTGCATCATAATTTCTGTATTTACACAAACTCCATTTGAAGTATTATTATTATATGGGTCTATAATATGTGCAAAACCTTTAAATCCATAACCACTAACTGAACCATCAACTGTTCCATTTAACTGAAATATTCCATCGCTACTTACAAAATATGATTGTCCTTCATTACCCGTTCCTACTTGATGATAATTTGAAGTACCACGAGCATAAAAATTACTTGTAATTACAGTTCCTCCACCACCTTTTCCAAACTGACAACAAAAAACCTGTGGAGATACAGCAGTTTTTCTAATATCAAAATATGCCATGTAATCAGTATATGTGCTAGAAAATACACTATTAAAATGAAAAGCAGTTGTTGATGCACTTGCTTCTGCAACTTCTATAGTTGCTAGTTTTACCAATCCAGAATCGTTTGAACCCCAACTTAAGTTACCAGAGCCATCAGTTTTTAAAACCTGTCCAGCACTACCATCTGTTTGTGGCAGTGTATATACAGCTGCACCGTTTGCAGTGTGTTGTAGTTGATTTGTTTGTAATTTACTCATTGCTTAATCTCCTGTAATATTAACTTACACTTCATTGCATTAGTACCATCACTCTGCCCTGCAACTTCAAACGCATACTGTCCAGAAGTTAATCGTAAAGTTATATAATGAGTACCAGTTCCTGAGCAAGTAAAATTACCATAATCGGCAGAAGAAAAAGAGTAACTATCATCTTGTGTACTTGTTCCAAAGGTTCTATGTTCAACATCTATAACTTTTGTATTATTTGTTGCAGTGCTGGATGTACCAATATATACTCGATACTCGTTTGCAGAACCAGATTGTCCTGTAATATTTGGTATACTCATCCAAACTGCAAACTTACTTCCAGAATATAACGGGGTAAATGTCTCGTGAATTTTATTTGTAGTAATTTGAGCACCTACAGTTTCTTGTCCACCATAAAATGCCAAAGTTTGAACAACAGTACCAGCTGCTGGAGTTGCAGCTGCAAAAGATAACTGACCTGACCCGTTTGTTTGTAAAACATGTCCGTTAGAACCGTCAGCTACAGGTAATGTTAATGCTATGTCAGCGTTACCTGTTGTAGAAGCTGGTGCATCTAAAGACACTGAACCAGCTGTTGAACCATTTAATTTTATTGTCATGCTGCTATCTCCATTACTGTTAATTGTGAACAGCACCTTGTATCGTATGTGCTTCCTTCATAATCTCTTATACTTCTGTTTAAATACGCATTATCACTATGATATTTATAGTAATAAGGAGCATAAATTACTTGACTTGTTGTGTTTGGACTGTCTAGCAACGTTTGTGAACTTAAAACAGGAGCAAGGTTGTTACCATCATTACCTTCGTAATTTGCAGATGCACCAGTAGCTACTCTATTACCAGTATTTGTACCTTTTGTTAATTGTGTAGAACCTCGATACCACTTAAAACTTGCAACATCATTATTTGTACCAGCATAATAAAGTTCAAAATTAATTAAAAATTTACTGGTGCTCGCTGTAGGCGTTATTGCTATAGCAAATGCACTTCCACTTCCATTTTGATCTGTGCCCGGAACAACTGTCCAAGATTGTTGGTTATTTAAAGTAACTACGTCTGTTTCAACATTACTGATAACTTGTAAAACTTTACCTCCAACACCACTTGCTAACTTTGCAGAACTTACTGCGTTAGCAGCAAGCATATCGGTATCTACTATACCGTTTGGTAAACCACCAACAGAAATACCTGTGATAGTACCATTACCATTTATTTGTATTGCCATATTAAACTATTGTATATGTACTACCCGAAGGTATTGTTAATGTTGCACCACTTGCTACCGTGATCGGCCCTGCACTCATAGCGTTTTTGTTTGTGGTTATTGTGTAGTTGTTAGATATAGTCTGTGAGTTTTCATAGATACATCCATCAGCTACTGTTGATGCTACACCTGTAAGACTACTGCCGTCACCTGTGTAAGATGTTGCAGCTACTGTACCTGTTACGGTAACACCACCGCTTGTAGTTTCAAGCTTTTTACTATTGTCGTGATATAGCTCTACGGCTCCACCATCAACTGATACTATATGATTATCAGCAGTTGAATGAGATCTTAAACGGTGAGTGTCACTCATATAAATAAGCTCGCCTGTGCCGTTTTGCAGCTTACTATTTGTTCCGTCATGGAATATAGAAAGATCAGTGCCAGCACCAAATTTCAAACGATCATCAGAACTACTAGCACTATCTCCAAACACAATATTTTTTGTATTAGTATCTAAGTCACCGCCTAGCTGTGGTGATGTATCACCGACTACATCTGTGTTAACAGAGTTGCCAGATGCCGCTGTGATACGTCCCTGAGCGTCTACAGTGATGCTTGGAATAGAAGTTGATGATCCATAGCTACCAGCTGTTACAGACGTGTTAGCGAGCTTTGTAGCGTCAACTGCGTCATCAGCTATTTTAGCTGTTGTTACTGCACCAGATGCAATCTTTGCAGCTGTTACACTACCAGCACTTGGCTCATTTATATTTACTGTTGACCCGATCGTGATAATGAAGAAATCAACACCATTAGAAGGAGGGGCAGCAAATATAATGTCCCCGCCGTCAATAGCAAAGCCTTCGCTGGGTTGGCTGGTTCCACTATTAGGTTTCTGAATGACTCCATTGATGCTAACAAGATGTTGCTCGGCAACGTTGCCTGCATTACTAAGTGTAAATCTATAAGCTGATCCATTAAATGTTGCACTGCCTCCACCAGTTGCTGATGAACTAGATAATGTGTTTATAAAAAACTGTCCAACTGACTGTGTTTCTTCAAACGCACCAGTTGCGCTATTATATACGAGTAATTTATTTGTACCAGTATTATAGAATAAATCACCAGCGTCGTTATTACTTGTAGGGTTCGACGAGCCAACTCTGTATCTTTCTGAAAAATCATTTATCTGCCCACTAAGACCTACTAGGTCACTTTCTGCAAGTGTAGCTTTATGGTAGTTATATATCTGACCAGAACCAGTTGACGTTACAATAAAACGTACACCTGTAGTTACAGTAGAGCTATGAAAGTTAGAAGGTATGTTGTTTATTGTAACAGTTGTACCACCTACAGTTCTACCTGTTGTACTTGTACCACTGTTGTTTACAACTATACCAGCTGCGTCTGCTATAGAAATAGCAACACCAGATACTGGCTGTGTGTTAGGAAATGATACTTCGTTAGCTATAGCTTCAAAACCACCGAATGGTTCTAGCTGTGCAGCCACGTAGTCTACAATAGCACCAGAAGTTGGTAGCTTAGTATCATCGTCTGTAACTGTGGTTTGTTTTAGATCACTAGCTAGTTTTGCAAGTGTTATGTTGCTGTCAGCTATTTTAACTGTTGTTACGTTTGCATCTGTAATCTTAGATGTTGTAACAGAGTTAGATGCTAACTTACCATCTGTAATAGTTGTGCTAGCTATCTTGGCTCCTGTAACTTGACTGTCTGCTATATGAGCAGTATCAATAGAACCATCAACATAGTGCTCTGAATTAATAGAGTCATCGGCTATCTTTGCTCCTGTAA